GAGAAGAAGAAAGCTGATGAGAAGAAGAAAGCTGATGAGAAGAAGAAAGCTGATGAGAAGAAGAAAGCTGATGAGAAGAAGAAAGCTGATGAGAAGAAGAAAGCTGATGAGAAGAAGAAAGCTTCTGAGAAGAAGAAGAAAGCTGATGAGGCGGCTAAACAAGCCAAGACTCTTGTAAAACAAGAGAAAGAAATCAAGGCTTGCACAAAAAATTGTGTGATGGACCAAATAAAAAAATTTAGTAAAGAGAAAATAGAGACTAGGAATATTTCACATGCATTTCTGGCAGTAGGTAACTGGGGAGAGGAATTGGCAACAAAAATAATTCTAAATTCATTTGGCTCCGCAAGCAAGGGTGGGTGCGCATTTGACAATGTAGTAGTTGATGAAAATCGTAAGATTATCAGTGCCACCGAGGTCAAAACGTCTTGTCAGATGCAGCCTAAAGAATGTAAAAATTGTTGTGCAAAAGTACCTTATTATCAAGACATTTGTGGTATTTGTAAACATACTGACTTCAAGATTATCGCCGACACACGTTTCGGTATCAATGCGAAAGCGCATTTTGAGTATAAATCATTGTTGAAACAGTATCTCCTTATCAATATAAGCGATTTAAAGGTAGATAACGAATATCGCATTAAGTTCTCGGTTTTTGTGGTCAAGAGCGATAACATTTATTTCGATAATTACCTAAGCAACCAGTTGCACAACTCCACTAAATCCAACGTCTGCAATCTTCTTCCATTCAGCTATGACTTCTATTCAAGTGGCCCAATTGAAATAATTACTCTTGAATATGACTTATCAGCAAACTTAACACATGAATACATTAATCTAGGAAACGAGTCTTCTATCGACTTTGACTTGAAGTGTCTAACAAAAGACGAAAAAATCAAATATTGTATTCCGGATGATATGACATCAATGCCGTATGTAGAAATAAAAGACCGATTGGAATTACGAAAAAAAAATTTAAATAAAAATAGAGGCAAAACAACCAGGTTATAAAAACAAAGTTATAAATTTACAAATTTACTTTAATAAATTTTCATTAAAATATTTAGTGTCTAATTCACATCCATAAAAATTTCTTTCAGTATTTCTACAAACCAAAGCAGACATACCACTGCCCATAAATATATCTAATACATTGTCATTTTTATCTGTCGAACAATTAATAAGTCGTTCAATTAAACTATACGGTTTTTGAGTAGGATGTGTTTTTTTATATGTTTTATCATAAAAATTTATGTCATCCCACACGTCAGTTAGACCTGGTATAACATTAAATTTATAAACATAATCATCATATTTTTCAGTTATTCCTCCAAATAATTCATCTAATTTCTTCCAATCTTCTCTTGTAGGATATTGTAAGTTTTTTTGTTTTTCTCCTGCAATAGAAGACCAAGTGCCGCCTCCATTTATTGCTTTTCCTAAATATGTATTAATTTCCTGTGAAGTTTTTTTTGTTTCCTTTTGTTTTTTTCTTAAAATATCTCTTATCAAATGTCTTGAGTCTTTATAAAAATATATAATATATTCAGTTGCTACTGGAAACATTTTTAATTTATTGCTTGTTCTACCAGCAACACTTCTCATACCTTTATTTATTGTAATGTGTTGTCTATAAGAAAATCCATATTTTTCACAAATAGGTATAATATAACTTAATTGATATGGATATCCAAAAATCCATAAGGAACAAGAATATTTTGCTACTCTTTCTATTGATTTTATAATATCTTCCATCCATTTTAAATAGTCTTCCAAATTCTGCCATTTATTATCCCAACTTTCTTTTACAACCATATAATAAGGTGGGTCTAATATTATAGTATCGATAATCTTATCTTCTAATTTTGGTAAATATTCTAAGCAATCTGCGTTATATATTTTATTTTTTTCTATAGTTGTTGTGTTTATATCACATTGAGTATGGACATTAGAATTATCAATATCGATATCAACATTATCTAAAATTTTATCTTCTTTTTTTATAACTTTTTTCTTAATTATCTTTTTTTTTAATGATGGTTTTGTTTCAACTAAATTATCCATTTTACTAATATTATTAATCATATTATTTAATTCATTTTTTTTTTAATTCAATAAAAAACTCATTATATATTTACTAAATTTAAATTTAAATTTAGTAAAATCAAAATTATTTAATTATATTAAATAGAAATTGCGATGTTTTAGAGTTTTACTTACTCGCGCATATAAGTGCGCCGATTTATTTTTTCTTTTATTTTTGTTCCGTTTTTGCGTTCCATTTCCTTTGTTTCTTTTTCCGCCCTGTTTATTGGCCGATTTACTTGTGTTTCCAACGATTTTTTCCTTGCTTCTAAGGACTTTTAATTTATATTCGGGAAATCTGCGTACATATTCATATACATCCGTTGGTGGTTCTAAATGGATGCAATTTTCTACCGAATGAAGGATATCTTCTTTTGTTAGCGTCACATAAGATGTTTTCTTTCGCGAAATTAATTTGTATGCTTTATAAACATCGATAAATACCAATTTTTGCCCCGGTTCTATGGTTCCCTCATCATTGGTATAACACACAAATATTCTTTTTGCATTGTATGCAATGGGATTTTTAGATACAAATACAGATGGAATTTTAAAATAAACCAAAAGCATCCAAATGTCAAATAATGTGGGTTCAAATGTTGTATCCATAATCAGCGGAACAATATCTTCAGCTCCATCTTTTATTTTTATCCAAAATTCTTTGGCCTGTTTTTCCTGCGTTAGGATTTCTTTCACGTATTTATGATTAAGTTTTACTGAAAGCAAACGTTCATACATAGAAATCAAACGTTGTTTAATAACGTCTACGGAATAAGTTTCGCCAAAGAAAATGTGAATTAAATCCGCAATGAGAATAAAACGGCATTGGGGATATGTATCATAGTTGAGTTCAACATAATTGTCCACATTTTCAAAACACTTGGAAGTAGAAATATAACGGGTGCTAATGCTTTCCGGTTTACCGCGACAGATTTGAGTGCTTATTTTCGGTGCCTTTTCTTTATTTACATCGGCGTCGGCAGTTGCATCCAACTCTGAAATGGTGAGTTGAATATTGCGACCGACTGCATCAGCCGCAACAGAAGCCGCCGCAGCGGACACTGGTTGTTTCATTAATTCCTCATAATTTACCGATGTTGCATTGGCATCTTTTGTTTTTGTCCTTGTTATTGTTTTTGTTTCTGTCATTTCACTTGGAAGAGTATTTTTTGTGTTATAAGTTGTTGCTATTATGTATGGGTTGGCAATCTGCGCCTGTAATGATTTGATATTCTTTAAATATTCACGACCATTGTATAACAATTGAGACTCCAATAGAATAATTTCATGCGGTTTATTTCGCGCATCTTGTTCCAATGATTGATAAAGCACAAACTGCTTTTTATTGAAAAATAACTGTGATAATTGTTTAAACCTTATTAATTCATCCGCCAATTTTATGTAATAAATATTTTGGTTATCACTTATTTTGTTTTTTTGACCGCGTTTGGTAGTAGTCGGTTCTAACAAATTGTGTTTAGGAAGCAGTAATTTACATTGTTCGGTTAAAGATGCAGATGCAAATATAGACTGGTCCGCATATAAATTTAAATCATCACTTTCGACAAAACATATTTCTTTGCTTTTAGTGCCGATTTGTTCCAGCATTTTTTTGACACGTTCTAAATGTTTAAGATATGAATGTGATGATGATGATGATGTCATACAGAGTTCGCGCAATTCATCATATTTGTTAGAGGGAAGGTTAAGAACAGCATCCCGCATAACATTTTTGAATTTGTTATATAACTGTGTGGCAAGTTTAATACGCAGAATATAATCTCTGCGTTTTTCGTCAATATAAGATGATAACTGGGTGCGAACATTGGCCTTATACATATCGGCAATTTCTGGATTTATTTCCTTTGGAAACGCCTTTGATATTTTTTTGTTAGATTGCGGACTTTTAAAAGGAACAAAGAAATGATATTCTTGAAAATACAATCCTACGGCATCCCCCTTATCTTCATCTAAAATTTGACGAATAGTTAAAGGCAACTTAAATCTTTCGTAAATAGGCAAAAGAGTTTGGTAAAATAAGATGGCATCATTATAAGTAAGCAGTGAAAGTTCATTGATAAAAATAACGGAAAGAGACTGTGTATCCGTATAAATAAATTCAAGAGATGAAGACGGCAAGCAGGGAACAAATGCATCCCTACTATAATGGGGAACCCGAAACATGAGACCTACAATTTGACCCACAAAATTCATCACTATTTTATGTGGTGTGTAATTGGACGGCCAATTTTTGGTCGCCAATTCTATTGCTGATGGAACATTTGTGTTTTGCGAACACTTATTGAATATCGGTTCAACCACTTTTGGAATAAGTTGGGTTTCTCTCATTAACGGAACACCCGAATTGTATATGAATTTTTCATACACTGCTTGTTCGCTTCTTCTTTTTGCAAGCATTCGGTTTTGATGCAAGGATAGGGGTTCAAAATAATGATCGTGTGACTCCAGAATGAAATAAATAGGCCGTGTTCGGTTAAATTGAATATAGAAATTGGTGGGACACACCATAGATAATTCGGTACCGTCTTGGTTCATTTGTAGAATGCAAAAATTGGCTCCATCTTTAAAAAAGTGGGGATTGGGCGATGACATGATATCCCACAAGTAAGTGTAATCAATATGGCTATCGGGGTTAAGCAAATACGCCCGAAACCTTTCAAAAGCATACATCACACGCATAATAAAATGGTGAATGTCGCGATTAGATAAATCTGCATCAGAAAATAACTTAGAGTTGTATTTAGTTGTAATATCGGTTGCTGTCAAAGTTGATAATTTAAGTTTTAGGTCTGCATCTGTATCCAGACTATTATTATTGTTTGTCAGAGGCTTATTAAAAATAGCAAACAGATTTCCGTTTTGTGCAGTCATAAAATCGTCTAGTTGGATATGGTCGGCCAAATATTGACACATGGCCGGCACTCCTAAAATGCGATTATCTTTGTAAAAAAGAAGTCTCGATAGCAGGGCAACAAATGATTTATTGGGCGAATTTTCCACACCATGTCGCAAAAAGCATTCATAGCGGCTGGTTGAACTAATGGATGGATTTTTTTCCTGCGAACACATTGAGGTATTATTGTTTAAAAATTGTTGGACGATTGTGGGTGGATATCCCCATCGCGAAACTGGCATAGGTAAAGGGCTGTCTGAACTTAAAATGTATATGTTGTCGGTTTGTTTAGGCACGGCGGATGTAATATTTTTTTTCTGTTTATTATCCTTTTTATCACTTTTTTTGTCTTCGTCTTTGTCTTTTTCTTCTTTTTCTTCTTTGTCTTCTTCATCTTCATCTTCATCTTCATCTTTGTCTTCATCCTTGTCTCCGTCTTTATCATCTTCATCTTCATCTTTGTCTTCACCAATTTTTGACACACCTTTTATCGTGTCTTTTTTTTGTTGAAGTGTTCCCGATTTTTCACAAGTTTTCTTGTCTTGTTCTTGTTTTTGGCTGATTTTTTTGAAACAACACGGCGAACAAAAGCCATTTTGAAGACGACTGCTGTTGAATGCTGGATACCAATCAATTTTATCATTTTTATAAGGATGATACACATGCTTATCGCCTCGTTTTCTTATGTCTGTAAAAACAGCATCGGCAACATTAGTGATGGGACCGCATTTTCCACTTTCTATTTCAGCTGCGGTAATTGGACCTTCTTGTCCTTCTTTCATGCAGTAATATTTGGGACATGTAAAATATAAAGAGTTTCCGTGTAAATCCTTGCCATATTTTAGCACTTCTTTTTTGGTGAGAGGATACTGCTTTTCTTTCAACTCATTTAGTTCGCTTGTTGTTAGGAGCAATGGTTCTTTATTTTGACAAGTTCGCGAATATTTATTCACTTGCGGGTTTTCTTCGTGAATATTTTCTTTAAATAAATCGGGGAAAAATTGCTTCATTTTAGAAACAAACGGGTTTTTATCACCCACTTGTCGGCCTCCAAACATTCCCAATTCTTCCAACAAATCATCCACATCACCATCCTCGTCATCGTCGTCGTTATCATCGTCGTCATCTTTCCATTTAAGTGAATCTATGTCATCATCCTCTTCATCGTCATCCTCCTCATCATCAACCTTAACACTATCACCATAATCATCAGGAACAAGGACAACATCAACATCAACATCTTTGTCATCTACTTTTTCATCCACCGAAATTGGCACAGGCACAGGAACATCCAATTGTAAATTTATCTTTTGCTTATCTAATCCTAACATATAAAAAAGAGCATTGAAATAAATATCCAACACATCCAAATAATATAAATTGGTTATTTTCGCAATCGTCATCTTATTGTCATCATAAACTACCGGAAAACCAATATCTGGCATATGAATAGCATCTTTGGATATTTTTGTGTAAATGAATTTTTTACTTTTACGACGCCCTGCATCCAACTCTTTAACAGGAGCAGACTGAACCAATGATTGAATTAAAGGTTGAATACTTGCATTGCTTTGAAGCCCCTTTTTAATCGTTTTATTGTAAGGCATAGCAAAAGTTAAAGAATTCACGGTGATATTGGAAGCATACAAATTTTTACCGAGGTCAATTTTATAAAATCCTTTCAATATCTCTTTTATTTTCTCTATGATTGGTCCAATTGCAACTTGAACTAGTTCATAGACATCTGCAACTTTCAATGGTGGGGCAATATTTTCTTGGGGATATACAGAATACACCGAAAGGTTACCATTAGCCTGTATCTCACAGGCCAAATAATAATGGCGATTTTTATATTCCACTTTATAAAGATAAATCGTAAGGGATTTCACTTCTCTGTGCAAAATGAATGCATTAATATTTTCTTTTGCCAACACGGGAACCTTTTCACCGGATGCAGTCTTATTCTCGCTGTATAGTTTATAAATGATGCTTTTTTCATTATCGTCTTCAACCACAAACTCTTGTTCCCGAAGAGCCATTTTTTGCATTTTTTTGCGTGGATTATATTTGATAAGGGGATATTGTTCCGATACTTCCAGCCATTTAAAGAGAATAAACAATGGAAACTTTACGGGTTTTGCGGGATGATAAGTAAAATGAAACTGCTCCACACCAAAATAAAATGGATTTAAATAGGTGGATGGCAATGAAGCCGTTGTTTCATATAATTTGTCGGCCACTTGAATAGAATATTGCATTCTTTCGATATTTGAAACACTTGGTTCAGCGGCACCATGCAAAGGAAAATACCAATTGCGTTTAATATCCTGAACCACATCAGTAGTGCCGTCAATAAATGGATACCAACAGCAAAAGATGGTTGGTATATTTATATTTGCCGTAGTATTAGCATCACCCGCATCTGAACCCAAACTATCCAACAACATGTACGGATTACGATTCACGGGTTTTAGCATCATATTTTCGTCATGGTTCCAATTTAAATAAGGGTCTGCAATAGCGATAGATTTTTTACCGATTTTTAGAAACGTTTCATGTTGTCCCAATTGTTTGACAATTTTCATTGGGGCTCCTTGATTTTTATTTTTGTTAGGTATGCGTTCTAAGATTTCATCCACTGTAAATGTTTTTTCCCTTTTATTTTCCCTTTCCAAATTTACAGCCAATTCTGTACCAAAGGTTGCTAAAAAATTATATGCATATTCATAGGAAATGCGTGTTGTTCGACCGTCATTTTCTATGACAATTTGATAACGCAGAGTTTCCATGTTCAGTGTTTCGTCAGCATGATAAAATAAATATAAATCATTGGATTTTACATTGCCAATCGTAATAGTGGGATGAGAAACCACCTGCGAAATTTGTTTCAATATTTTGAGTTTTATTATTTCGACAGTGTCATCAATGCGTATTCGCTCATCTACATGATACACTTGTTTTTCTTTGGCAGATAATTGGGGTTGTCCGTCAAAAATTAATGTAAATTCTATGTCGGTTCGTTTTTTCCCAAGAAACTGCACTTGGTACATCGCGATGAGTAGACCGTTGTTTATTATTATTGGTTATTATTTTTATAAACAATAATCATTTATTTTACATATCCTAATTGCTTTTCAAAAGTCTTGACAAATTTTGGATGATTGAGTATTTTGCGTGGCGGAAGAGGCTTACTGATGCTGTTGGTATCTTTTGAATATTCGTTTCCATTTTTTATTCCTTTATAAGTGTAAATGTTCTTGGGAAAAGAAGATGATGATAAAATATCCGGTTTAATAGTTAATTGACCTGCCGCTTGAATGCGTTTCATTGTTGCTTCAAAATTATGCATCAAATCTTCGTATTTAATCAAAATATAGTGTTTTACTTTGTTAGGCATATCTTTCATCAAAAATTTTAGTTTTGTGTGTCGCATTTCAAAAATATTCGTGTATCTCTTTTTTGTATACATATTACGGTCTTCTATATTTTCCTTAGGATTATCGTGATGTACAGAATAAAATTCCTTGTTCAAAAAATTATATGCATTTATGTTATGAGCGATGGCTTGCAATTTGATGTTATTTTTCCATTTTGGATGCAGTAGTTTGGGTTGCAAATGCGGTGGTAAATGGTGTGGTGTTTTATAAAAAGAATTAAGCCAATCCACGGGATTTCTCACAATGCCAATAAACAGAGTATCATCGCTGTTATTTAGCGAATGCCAACCGAAAAAATGTTTCCAACCATAATCCCATGTTACGCTGACATCGAAATTATTTACCATTAGGCTTTCTAAATAATTAGTGCCAGTGCATCGTTCGCCATAAATAGTAAATTTATTTACCATTTATTTTTGTTTCTATATTTTGTTTTTGTATTTTTTGCATTATTTGGATTATTTATATTGTTCAAATTATTCGCATTGTTGGCATTGTTTACATTGTTCAAATTGTTGGCATTGTTTATACATTATTTATATTATTTTTGTGTCAGTCGTTTTGTGCGTTTTTTCTGGGCTTTTATAGTTTCCGCTAAAACACGCTTATATGTCCGTAATTGTCGCTTATAATCTTGGTCTGCCTTTTTGCGAACTCTTTCTTTTCTCTTTTGTGTTTGCACCAATTCTTTATTGACTTGTTTCATTGTTTTTGCACGATTGCGCCTTTCTTTTTCTTCACGTCGTTGTTTGGTCTCTTCCAACATTACAGATACTTTATTTTGTATTTCTTCATAACTTTTACGAATTTTTTCTTTTAAAGTTTGTCCTTGAATATAGCGGTCATCAGTAGCTTCTCTCTTTTCTTTTAGCAACTCCTTTTTTTCACGTTTTTTCCTTTTTTCGTTTTCTTTAAGGATTTTTTTATATTTACTTTCTATATTTTTCATTGTTTTGTTTTTGGCTGTTATCAATTGCTTTCGCGTTTTCATTATTATCTTTTCTGCATTGCGTAGTATTTTAACCTCTTTATTTTCTCTTTCTTTTTCTTTTTCTTTTTCTTTTTCTTTTTTGTTTTGGTTTTGATTTTGCGTGTTTTCTACCTCATTCAACAAACCATTGCGTTCCTCTTTGGAAATAATACCACGTTGCTCTAATTTTTCAATCATTTCTTTTAATTGTTTAACCCGGTCTTCATATGCTCCTTTTTTCAAAGAAACGTATTCCTTCATTCGTTCCACTTCTGACTGCATTTCCGCAATGGAGTCGTCTATTTCCAACATCATTGGATGGTTTTTTAAGTTGGCTACAAGTGCAGGACCTGTATTAACTTTTTCTCCACATACATATTTGAAATTGTAAAAGGTTGTATCCTTATATTTTTCCATGTCCTGCTTGTTGATGTTTGCAGTTTTGGCCGCCGCCGCGGGATATTTCGCATGTATTGCCTTTATTTTTTCTTTTAAATGAGACAATTTATCTTTAATTTGGGCTTTTTGAGCCTTTAATTCTTCCACAATTACTTTCACGTGTTTTTTCACAATGGCGTTGCATTTTCTTTTGTCTGTTGCATCCATTTTGAATGTGTCAGGACATGCCATTTTATTCAAAAAGGCGAATTTCGCAGCATTCAGGTCCTCCAAGTCGCCCTCCAATTGTTTTTCATAGTTTTTTTGTTCAATTAATAAATCCAAAGTGTCGCGATTAATATTTTCTTTGGCATATTTCTTATCAACCTTGTTAATTAATTGCTCTACTTTTGGAGAAACAAGCGGAACAACCACATTCTTTAAACGAGGCTGGGCGAATTGTCGGGCATCTTTTTCGCGGTTTAGGTAGCTAATATGTCCGGCAATATCGTTCAAATATTTTTCCTCTCCTTTGGCGGTAAATACACCCTTTTCGGCATTCAAATATTCATCGGCAAAAGCATCAAAAGAAGTCGGCATCTGTTGATTCGGTAATTTGCATAAATTTAGAAGTTTAATGAGTTCCATCGGGTCGCTGGTAATGGGCGTTGCAGTCATCAACAAAAGTTTCACTGAATTTGCACCCGACACCATGTATGATTTCATAAGAGCCTTGTGAAGAGCATTCATGTCGGGACGTTCAATGGCTGACAAATCAGAACCGCCGTATAATTTATGAGCTTCATCGATGATAAGAAGCGTTTTATTAAGAGGGTCAACGGCTCCATTTTTCTTCACCAAGTCTTTATATATCTCGTTTTTTTGCGACACAAGATTACTGAATTGCTTGTAGGACATGGGGCGAATGCTCCACGATTTCGAAAGAAGACGCATGCGTTCTGTGTGTTCGTCGCTGATTTGTCGCACTTTATCACGGCGAAACTGCTCGTGGCATACTTGTTCGAACATGTTCTTCCAGATATCGTTTTTGAGTGTTGTTCGGGTGACCCATAGAATGGTATATCCGCGTGGTTCAAATGCACTGGTTGCCGTAGCAATGGCCGAACACGTCTTGCCTGTTCCCACAGAGTGCCAAAGAAGCATTCCGCGGACAGGATTATTGGGGGTGAAATAATGTCTTACAAAATCTTGGGTGGGAGTAAAAGTAATTAAATCTGTCTTTTGTTTGGCTCCGCCTTTTTTCTTTTCATTTGTTACTGTTGCTGTTGATGTCTTTTTAACACATAAATTTTCCATTTTAATTTCGTCCCAAGCATAGTCGTTAAAATTATCATTCACATACTCGTTTAATTCGTAGAAATTCATTGTAGGTGTTTCAGGGGCAAATCTCTCATAATATGGAACACGCACGTTTGATAAAGAAGACACGTCTGAGGAAAGTGAAAGAGATGGCTTAATTTTCGTCATTGTTTCAGGATGCGGTGGAGGGGGCGGAAATGACGATGATAATGAAGATAGGTTTTGCGAAAGAGAAGCAAAATTATCTAGGTTTGGGGTTTGCTGACTTTTCATTTGACTTTTACTTTTATCCCTTTTTCGGGTTCTTAGTTTAGGGATGAATGTTTCACATTTCTGGGTCTTAGGATTTCGGTGTGTGCCGTTTGGACATCGTTTTCTTTTACATTCTCCCGTGCGTTTATTTCGTCTAAATCCGCGGGAACAACGTTTTAATTTTAGTTTTGGGGTAGTTTCATTTCCGCCCCTTTGTGATGCCGATGCTGATGCAAATTTATCATTATCGTCATTCACAATGGAAAAATTATGAATTTTGCGGTTTAATTCGTAATCAACCGAAGCCAAAATGGATGCCCGTTCCAAATCGCTAACAAAATTTAATTTACGAAAATCAATTCCCGCAGTTTTTAAATATAATTCAATTGCCGAACTTGAATCGTAAAAGATAGGTGCATATTTGGGTGAAATATGCAAGTCATAATTAAACACATGCAATGGCCATCCCTGTGTAGGATGAAATTCCAAGCCTTTTTGTCCGCAAGTGCGGGTCGCACGTCCAATCACTTGTTTCTGGTCGGCCATTGTAGTTTGCGGTTCAAAGATATGTACATATTTCACATCAAATAAATCTATTCCTTCTTTGAAACCGCTATCCATAATAATGAAACGCACTTCTTTACCATACGAATTATCTGGACGACTATTGTATTTTTTCAACATGGTTCGTTTTGCTGCCACCGAAATAGGCGAATCATACACGGCACCCGATGAAAGAAGATAAAAATTATTATATGGGGTTTTCGCCAGTGTTTCGTCGCTTTTTAGTTCCAATTTTTTTCTACCACGTCCATACCCAAGATTATAACCACTGGCAATAAAAGCCGAAGCCAATAGTTTCGCACCATACATTCCGTTTTTAATGTCGGAAAAAATGAAATGCTTGTAATATGTTCCGTCGCGTTTCTTGTCGGCTTCATCAAGTTCTTTAATATGGCTCAGCAGTTTTTCCATTTTCGGCGATTTAAGGGGCATTGCTTGGAGCAATTTGTTGGGCTGAAACGACGATGGTCGGTCAAATTTATAAGCATTGGAAGCAGTTGTCCAGTTGGAACGATTGCGAATGCATCGCGGATTATATACAATTAAATCTTCGGGATTTTCCAATATGTCATCTTCCAATTGTTGCATTCCTTCCATTTGTTGCTCCACATTTTCTTCCATATTTCTTTTGAATTTATCGGGATTTGTTAGGACGCGTTGAATAAGATTTTCGCCATTCTTATGAGACATTGAAATAAAACGAACTAAAATATGATTTAAAGATTTATAGATTTGTATAATATAGTGCTATATTTTATTCTAAACTGACTGGCTAAAATATAGTGATATAATAATAAATAATAAAATGCAAACGCTTTGTTGTCGAAACCGACGACGACAACAAAGACTGGTATGCACTAAAAAACGAAAGCAACAGAAACCGAAAAGAAAAAAACAGAAACACATACAACGACACTTACAAAAAACTAAACGTACACGACGCAGGGAAACCACAATACAAAAACAAACGAATAAAGGAGGAAATATTATGCCCCATTCCGTGTTTAATAAAATTAAAAGTATAGGGTATGAGTTTGAATCACCTAATCTTATTCCATTTCGACGTTTTACTTCACCTGATTATTCAGCATTTCATCAAATTGAACCAGAAATAGAAACAATGTATGATGTTTATGTTGAAAAACAATTGAATAAGGATACCAACTTTAAAGTTATTACAGATGACGATTATAAAACCTATTTTAATAAACAAATTTCTAATGTCAATGATTACATATATTTAAACTATAAAAATGATCCAAAAAGATATCCATTAATGGGAAATAATGACGTAGCAACACTAGGACACACAGAATTTTTAACCACATTTTATAAACCAATAATTAGCAGTGAAATCATCCAAACAACACTTCAACAAACAATCCAATATATATATTCCTATATCAAAACATTAATTCCTACATCTCCTGCTGAAATTACTTTAAAAGATACATTTACAAAAAAAACCACATTTTTTTCCGATGGACAAGAAAATCCAAATTTTTATTTGCCCATGGTTGGTGAAGTGGAAACAATGGGCACCACAATAAAGCAATTAATACCATATATTACATTTACCGTTCACATGACCTTTGGTTGCAAATTTACTGATTGTATTCCTATTTATCAAGCTTTATTAGCAAATTCAAAAAGTTATATTATTCGAGAGCATGAAATGATGTTTAATAACATAGTTAATGCAGTTCGTGATATAGTGTGGACTGACTTTAATAGTCATGTAATCTTTGACAATGAAGAAGATGAAAAATATTATCACGAATATATTTTAAATTATAATAAGAATGTTGAAACATATTTGATTTTGCTGATTTATAGATATGAAGTTTATAAAAAATATGAAGAAGAAAAGAAAACCAATCCAAATACTTTATACAAATATCAGTTGTTTTTTAACATACGCCATAATTTTAAACAATTGTATGAATTAATAATAAAAAATTCAGATGACATACATTTGACCAATATACGTGTTGAATATATATTATTAGCAAAAAAATATCCTCAATACAAATCAGAACATATTTTGTCTTATTTAGACCAAATGATTGAAAAATATCCTTTGTATAAATCAGTTGATTCATGGTCATGGAGTAAGTGGGAACATCAACCAGATTACTTAATTAAAAATGAAATTGATTATCATTCCAAACCTTTTCCAATTCAGGACAATGACATTATTCTTGTTGAATTCCGTGGCTTTCAGGAAGAAATGAACGAATTGTTAACCACCTATGCAACGAGTAAACAACGCGCCGAAATACAGAGAAACATTGATAAATGTTCCCAGAATGCTGTGGGCTGTTATTCATTGAAGAATTTGGTTGAATTTGCATCTTTAGATTTATCTCAACTACAACGTAGGCATGCTGCAAAAGAGATAGAAAGAGCGAGTATTTTGCATGCACCCAAAGTAGCACGAACACGAAAAGCGCCCAGTCATTTACAAGATTTTAAATAATTTTTATTCTTAACTGACTTGATTAAATATAGTGATATAATAAATAACATACAAATGCAAACACTACGTTGTCAACACCGACGACGACAACAAAGACTGGTATGCACTAAAAAACGAAAGCAACAGAGACCAAAAAGGAAAAAACATATACGACGAAAGAGAACACTAACAAAAGCACAAAAAAGAGCAAAAGCAAAAAGACAAAAAAATAAGGGGGGAAATATTATGCCTAATCCTGTGTTTGAAAAAATTAAAAGTATTGGATATGAGTTTGAAACGCCTAATCTTATTCCGCTTCGTTTTAATCCGTCGTCTGCATCATTTAATCAAATTGAACCAGTGTCCATGTATGATATGTATGTTGAAAAACAAATTAATGAGAATACCAATTTTAAAGTTATCACTGATGATGATATGACTTATATTAATACACTAATTAATAAGGCAAAAGATTATGTGTATATTAATCGCAAAGACAACCCAACTAAATATCCATTGATAGGAAGGGAAAATGCAAAAATACTAGGACATACAGAATTTTTAACCACATTTTACAAACCAACAATAAGCAGCGGAATTATTCAAACGACGCTTCAAGATGTAATTAAATACACAGCCTCTTATTTGGAAAAATTATCGCCTACATTTTCAGCGGAAATTAGTTTGAAAGATACATTTACAAAAAACACGGAATTATTTACCGATGCACATATACATACACAGGAGGAGAAAAATTATTATTTACCCATGTTTGGCGAACAAGGATTAAATCCGGGTACAACAATAAAGCAACTTTTTCCGCATATTAAATTCACAGTTCAAATGACTTTTGGATGCAATTTTGAAGATTGTATTCCTATTTATCAAGCATTGTTAGCAAATTCAAAAAGTTATGTAATTCAAGAGCATGCAGAGTTTTTCAATAATATTGTAAATTCTGTTGATGACATTATGCAAACAAGTTATGCCGGTAATGCAAGTGATGTAAATGAGGAAAAGGATGTAGATATGAATGATTATGAGGCACAATCTATTCAATACTTTAAAACTTTTTTAATTTTGCTTGTGTATAAATATGAAATATATAAAAAATATGAAGAAGAAAAGAAAACTAATCCAGGCACTCTTTACAAATATCATTCTTATTTATACTTGCGACATGATTTAGCAGTGATATATCGGTTAATATATGAGACAGCAGATAATGACATTTATTTTAGTGATATCCTCAAAAAATATAACTTGTTAGTTGAAAAATATCCCCAATATGAATCAGAACATATTGTGTCATTTTTGAAACATGAACCAGATTATTTACTTGCGAATGAAATTGATTACCATTCTAAATCCTTTCCAGTTCAGGAAAATGGCATTGTTCTAATTGAATTCCGTGGCTTTCAAGAAGAAATGAAAGAGTTGCTGACCACCTATGCAACGGGTAAACAGCGGACCGAAATACAGCGAAATATTGATGAATGTGCCCAGAATGCGGTAGGGTGTTATTCATTGAAGAATTTACTTGAATTTGCTTCTTTGGATTTGGGAAGATTGCAAACGAGAGCAGCAGAAAGACAAACAGAACGTGCGGCTATTTTAGACGCACCACAAGTATCGCGAACACGAAAAGCACCCAGTTATTTACGGGATTACAAATGATGGATTTTTACAACCAATGGCTAACAAATAAATAAAATATGATTAATATGTTATTTATTTTCTTTTTCATTCCTATTCTTGTTTTGTTTTATTCTTATTTTTATTCTTATTTTTATTCTTATTTTTATTCTTCTTCATTCATTCCCGTAATTTCAACCGGTTCGCTGGCGGAGATGTCTTCG